CCTTTTTCTTTTTCACGTTGAGCTAACCAGGCATCCATTTCTTTGAAACCTTCGTCGATTTCATCAGTGTTGAATGTCTGACCTAACGCATTAAATTTTTTCTTGCCAGACTTTTCTGCTTTGGTATCTTGTTGCTTGATCCACTCACCGCGGCTTACTTCATCGAGATCGGCCTGTAAAGCACTTTCTTCCATTGTGTCGCACTTGCATGGTGAGCAATCACAAGCAGGACAATGACCTTCGTTGGTTACTTTTTTGACCATAGGCGATTTGATTAAGCCCTTGGATGTTAAGCGATCAAGCAAGTCTTGATGCTGGTTTGGGGACATTCCAGTTTTGTACAATGGCTCGCGGCCCTGAACAGTTTGATATGCTCTAGAATCTTTTGGTAAGAATTGACCAGTTCTATTGTACAAAGCAGCCATTCTTTTGTCATTGGCATCATTGCCCTGGCCTGTATCGCCTTTCATATGAGCGTTGATCATTTTGTTTGAATAATATTTTTCTTTGGCAAGGTCAATTAAACTTTCATCCATTTCACCTTCTTTGGTTGGGTGACGTAACTTGTTTAATACCGCACCGGCCACACGTTCGCCTGCGGCTTTACTACCATAACGCTTGCCTGCGTCGGCAGCAATTTTACTAAAGTTCTTGCCTGGTTTGCCGATGTCTTTACCGGCACGAGCGGCTTTGGCACTGTAACCGGCTTCGGCCACATCCATTGACTCGGCCAACTTACTTTTAGGAGCTGTTGCTCGAGCATCTTCACTAATTTGTTTAGCGTCTTGCTTGTCGGCTAATGCGGCCAATCTCTTGTTTAGGTCATAGAAAAAACTCATTTTGTTATCCTCTTGGGTTTGCGCCAGTGGCTGGGCGTGGTGGTCTCTTGACCTTGGTCATTGGGCTGTCGTTGCCCATTGGCAAATCGTTTGTAGTCTTAGCTGGAGGTGTCTTGCCGCCGGCTACAGTAAAGTCACTGCGATATGCATTCTTTAATACTGCATGCTGATCGTACGGAGCTGAATAGTCAGCCTTGAGTGCTAGTTGTTCTGGAGTGTCAGCAGGATAATCCGTATCCAACAATTTTTTGTTCTGCGCCGCAACACGCTCACGTTCAGAGTCCATACCTTCTTCATGCGGTGTGGTCAACATGATGATTCTATTTGGATCTATCATTAGCAATTGAGCCAGCTGTTTGATCTGTGGTTCAATAGCAGGATAGCGGAATTCTACGTCTATGCTGGTAACTGAATCGTTGCTGTGCTTGGGGAAGTCAGCAGGCTTGAGTTGTACTGGTGTAGATTTTGGCTTGCCAAAACTTACAATGTCAAACTGCTTGCATTTTTCTTCCAGCATCTTGATAAAATCAGGAGCAACATCGCCTACAATTTTGATACGATAATTGTAGGTTCTTTCACTTTCTGCGAGGTATTGTTGAAAATTTTTCATCGGTTAGGTTCCTATATGATATTTATGCTTATTCAGTTTTTTGGTCTCTTGAGGCCATCAAGCGTTCCAATAAATCGTTACGATTTAGCACTTGTCCATGGGCTGTTTCCATGGCTTCTTCGGGCGCATTTTTTGCGGCATCTTGATCTAATTTAAGTTTCTTTAACTGTAGATCAAGCATTTTTAATTTCTTGTTTAGCTTGGTTGTCTTGGCTGTGAGTGCATGTCCCAGCATGGTACTGGCCACAGCAAACAGTTCGCTGGCATAACGACTGTCTACGTTAAAACCCAGATCACTGAGGTTTTGATAACTTTCCTTGGCCATTTCGGCAATGTCGTCTAGTTCTTGGTCGCTGGCATCAAGATTACGAATAGCCGGCAGTGCGGCATCAATTTTGTCAATGGTGTTGTCTATTTCTACAATGGCAGCACGGGTTTCTTCTGTGGTTAGAGCCGGCTCAATCTGAGCAGATTCTTCAGCGGGCGGAAAATCAAAAAGAGATTCTAATTTACGGGTCATGACCTATTTACCGGTCTTTTTGTTGCCTTGATGATAAATTTGATCTTCGTTGATCACCCGAAAGACCAGCCCATTGCGTCGAGCCCATTTAGTAGCAGAATCCCACTTGGCGTAGTTCACAGCTATAATTGCTCGCTCATTTGCATTCATCTTGCTTTCTACCAGACTTTGTTTTTTGGGTTTAATTTCAATTAGTTCGGCTTTTGTGGTGTTATTGGGTCCGCGATAGGTTACTAAAAAATCAGGTACATAGATACTTTGCTTGCCAGTAAGCGGATTACGATACGGAATTGAAATGCTTTCGCTGGCCCATTGCAGGACATTTTCGTTAGAATCTAAAAACATCATAAATGTAAGTTCCCAACCAGATCTATATCTTGGTGTTCTGTTGCCCACGTACTTGGCAGGATTTCTTACTGTGTAAGCGCCTTGACGATAATTGGCCATGAGTTAAATCCTGATATTTCTAGAGACGTAATAGTTAGGTTGAGTAGGAACATTAAGTCCTAATAGAGTACTTTTACTTCTTATTCCATTTAAATAATATGATAAGGTTAATGTGATTTGCGGAGCACTTTGTCCTTGAAATTGTTGTAGCAGGGTCATCACCGGAATGTTGGTTGCATGACTAATTTGAAATACTGACACAGTAAAATTGCCAGCGGCTTCAGCCGAAGCAAATACTGATTTAAAATAACTCAGGACCGCATCATAGGCATCTACAGGAACGTGTTGTTGATATCCGTAAAAACGATCAAATATTTGTACTGTTAGGTCAGTTTTATTATTGACAGCATTTACTGATCCCATAGTTATATTCCTTCTTCTAAATCATTATTAACAGTTTGCCCAAAACTATTAGTTGTTGTTCCGGCTCCGGTGTCTTGAAGTAGTGCTCCTGCTCCAGATAAGGCCGACGGCTCTGGTGTTGGAAAAAGGAATCCACCTAGGGCGCCAGCAGCTTGTCGTGCAGCTTCTATGGTTCCACCAGCCAATGCTGGAGCAAGTCCAGACAACAAACCTTGTGTGAATGCACCACTACCAGCTAGTGCGGCGCCAGCAAATGCTGAGGCTGTTGGAACCAGACCTTGCCCTACAGCGCCCAGAACATTTTTTAATCCACCTTGAGAATTGGCCTGTAGGTCTTGTTTAGATCTAGAAGGAACATACGTGTTTTTGGCAATAGGACTCTTTCTAGTATCATAGTGTGCTGGATCAGCAAAACCAGTGACCGTTTCGCTTGGTGTGTCTCCGCCAATATTTCCAGAATAATATTTAACTGCTTCATATTTAATACTCATAGTATGTGTTACTATACCGTTACCTTGACTATAATCGTAGGTGTCGTGATTCCACTCGGTGATCAACGGATTGATCATGGTATATTGTGCATAGGTTTTTTGACTTAGTCCATAGATAGTAATGTCGTTAAAAAATGGCAATTGGCCGCTAGCAGGTCCAGTTAACAATGCAGTAGATAAACTTTGCAGGGTAGGATTGTTGTACCCTTGTCCGCTGAGTCCCCAGTGCTGTATGCCACGGCTTGGTGAATATATATCGTTGGCAGTGTAACTTGCTCCTCCAAACACCTCGGGCACTTGTATTTGTCCTAACACACCACTTTGATTAGGAGTATTCCCATATTTGTAGGTTGGATCACTGTAGTAGTATTGATAATATTGATACCATACATTGCGAATGAAATCGTTATTGTCATCGTTGAATACAATCTGTGCTGGATTATAATTAATCTTTGTCTGAACCAAACGCTTACGATTGTACTGATTCATTGTCTGTACATCAATTTGATAGCTTGGCAATTGCGCTGTCTTAACCATAAGACCAATTATACTCGATTTGTTGCCTTCAATTAAATTTGCAACTGCTGGTATATTAGTGTTTAAATTAAAATAAACGTGGAATAAAAATTTATTGCGAGGAAGAAGGGTATTATACCCACCGCCCTGTGATCCAACACGTGGGCCACCTCCGCCTGTACCAAATGTTTTAGCAGCGTGGCTATAGTCTTGGAGTGTTGTGGACTCTTGAAGATTTTCGTTTTGATTTTGATTATTTAACATAGGCTATTAGCCTAAGTTGCCAACACCAGTGGATGCGTTAGTTTTAGAATTAGTTGCTTGATAAGCATTATCAAATCTAATAATCATGCTCACAGTCATTGGCTCGTTAGTGCCATAGTTGGCTTCATTATAGTTAACTGCTTGTAAATAACAACCATAAATTTGCCAAGTTTCTAATGTCACCGGATTATTTGCTCCGTTGCCTCCATCTAATACTTCAAATGTTGTCATAAACTTATAGTCAATACCAGCGGCAGCCGAACTTTGCTCCATAAAATCTACTTGTTTTTGTAGTTGTTCAGCAACCAGAGTAGCAATGTTGCCACCAGCATCATCACGAATCTGACAGGTAATATCTTGCCAGTTATGTTTTCCAGCCAAACGAATTGTACTGTTATAGATAGGAAGATCAATGTTTTCAAAAGTTACATTAGGACGACTAAAGTCCATAACCTGTTTGGTTAATTCTAATGTTTGACTCGCTCCGCCTGTACCAAATCCTTGAAAAGTAACGCGAAAGCGATACTTTAATTTTGGCATCAGTAGACCTTGTGATGACGGGCTTTGATCGCTAGCAGCGTTGCCGGGCGATGGTACGGTTAATCTAGTAAGTGATGATATTGCCATTTGTGTGTCTTCCTAATATATGTTTATTTATGGTATTTGTGCCGGACAAAAATTTGGTGTTTTATCCGGCTATCAATTACGCCGATGCCTGTGCAGCTATAGTTCCTGTATTCTGAATACGCATTGGTATGTAGATAAATTCTACAGCCTTAACTGGTTCAATTGCAATGTCTACATACAACTCGTTGGCATCAATAGTTGCAGGAGTATTATTAGTTGTATCGCAAACAACCAAATAATCATACAACCCACGCTTATTAACCAAATTGGTCATCAATGATGTTATTTGCGTTTGAATTGCGCTACGAGTAATTGTGTCGTTGGGCTCGAATAAGTACTGATTACCGATAATTTCCAAACGCCCACGGATATAAGCTACCAATCGTGCCACGTTGATACGATCTAGTGCAGTGGCGTTACCTTGTAAAGTATGGTTACCAAAGTTAGTAATACCTGTGCCCGGAATAAATGTAATTGGGTTAATATCGTTAGAATATAACACATCACGTAGACCTTGATTTACACCAAGGGGTTGGAATTCACCAGTGTTGGCCATTAAGTACCCAATTTGTAATGCATTATCTACTACACCGCGGCGTAAACCAGCTGGGGCAAACCATGGATAAGCAACACTATCACTACGGATAATAGTACGCAACATCATGTGACTTGGTGCTGTAACTACCACGTTGCCTGTTAAATCAGTTGTGGTGCAACTTGGATAGAATGCAGCACAGTAAGCATTACCACCGGCAAGATTACCGTCACCTGCAGCAAGTCCTAGACCGTTGTTGTTAGTAGCCCAGGTTACCACTTCATCTGGTGTTAAACGTAGCGGTGTGTCAACTACACTAAACCCTGTATCACCACGGTCATTGTTGAGTACTACCATGTTAGGTGCCAACTCTGGATACTGTGGGCAAGCAATTAAGTTGTACTCTGCTTGGTTTTCACGTAACTGTGTGCTGGTGTCAATGGCCACTCTGAGTGCTTGTACAATTAAATGACGTTGTGCTTGGCGACCCATGTTAGGACTGCCGTCTGCACGATTAGCACTTACTGTTAACCACGTGTTAGTTTCGCTAGGCAACACATCTGGTGATGGATAGCTGGTACTGTTAAAGTAGTTGACCTGGAATGATTTAACATTAAATCCACTACGACGTGTGTTCCATAACAACATACCTTCTGGATATAGCAATGGATTCGGTGCGTCAAGATCCAAATAATCGCTAGTAATTAAAGGTGTTGACCCTGTGGCAATAGGTGGAATAGGATCTGTGATTGGGTTAGTTGTACCATTAGGGGCCCAACGTGCATCAGCAAACAGGATACCATTAATTGTGGTCTGATCAGCATTGCTGATCTGTACCCACTGATTTTCACCGTTGACCGTCTGCCAACGACTCATCACTGGATAGTTTTCTAAATCTGCTGTG